TGTTTGTGTGGGGGGGGCGGTGGGAGCGTGTTTCTCCCCCCGGTGATTTTTTTGTTATTCTATAGGCATGAAGGGGGCGTTGCCTATGGCTGAATTTCAAAGCTTTAATCCAAATCCCCGCGCCACGAAAGTCGGCGATTGCGCAGTTAGAGCTGTGGCAAAGGCTCTGGGAATTGACTGGTATCAATCATACGTTGAGCTGGCCAGCGAGGGGCTGACTCAATGCGATATGCCTAGCGCGAATAACGTATGGGGCGCGGTGTTACGGCGGCACGGATTCAGGCGGGCGGCAATCCCGGCGGAATGCCCGGATTGCTACACCGTAGGCGATTTTATCCGGGAATACCCTGACGGGATTTACGTTGTCGCGCTGAAAAACCACGTTGTTGCCGTGGTAAACGGCGTTTTGTACGATACTTGGAACTCAATGGACGAAAATCCTATCTATTTTTGGAGGCGTGAATGATGGCAAATCCTTATATGCAGCCCAACTACCAATCCGGCTATTTTCAGCCCAACTATTTCCAGCCGCAAATGCCCATCGGGCAACCGCAGATGCCCGCACAACCCCAACAGCCGCCCCTTGATGACCGAATTTGGGTAGCTTCGGAATCTGCGGCGGAGGCGTTTATCGTCACGGCAAACGGATTTGTGCGGCTCTGGGACAGCAATAAGCCTGTATTCTACGAAAAGCGGACGGACGCGCAAGGGCGACCAATGCCGATTGTAGCGTATGAATACAAAATCCGGGACGCAGGAGCTACCCCGGAGGCAGTCAGCGCAGGATTTGAGCAGCGGCTTTCCGCTGTAGAGGAACGGCTGAACCAGCTGACGGAGGGAAAACGCGATGCCAAGAAAGCGGAGGTAAAACGCAATGATGCCTAATCCTATGCAGATGATTTCCCATTTTCCCCAATTTATGCAGCAGATGAGGGGGCAAGACCCGCAGCAACTGCTTAATCAGCTTGTGCAGAGCGGGCGTGTAAACCAGCAGCAGCTTAACCAAGCCCAGCAAATGGCACAGCAGATGCAGGGGCAGTTTGAGCAATTCCGGGGCATGTTTGGCTTCGGAGCGCCTAGAAGGTAAACAATAATCTGGCCGGATTTTGTTATATTTTTCATCTTTTGAAAGGAGAACAAAATGAGTATTACAGCAAGTGAAATGACCCCCGCTGATATCAGAGCTGTCACCGATGGCAACAACGGCGGCTATGGCGGAGGTTGGGGCGGTGATTGGTCTGCATGGATCATCATTTTCCTGATCTTCGGCTTCTTCGGCTGGGGCGGCAACGGCTGGGGCGGAGGCTTTGGCGGCCGTGGTTCCGGCGCTGGCGTGGTGGACGGGTATGTTCTCGCGTCCGATTTTTCCAACATCGAGCGGAAAATTGACGGCGTGAACAACGGTGTCTGCGACGGCTTCTACGCCATGAATACCGGTATGCTCAATGGGTTTGCAGGCGTGAACCAGAATATCAGCAACGGTTTCCAGGCGGCGGAGCTTTCCCGGTGCAATCAGCAGGCTGCCTTGATGCAGCAGCTTTTCCAGATGCAGATGGCAAATCAGGAGTGCTGCTGCGAAAATCGCGCCGCTATCCAGGGCGTAAATTACAACATGGCTACCCAGAGCTGCGACACCCGGAACACCATCCAGAACACCACCCGTGATATCATCGATGCCATGAACTGCGGTTTCCGCTCCATCGACCAGCGCTTGACTGCCCAGGAGCTGGCGGCGAAAGATCAGAAAATCGCCGATCAGAATCAGCAGCTCTTTATGGCGCAGCTGGCCGCTTCCCAGAATGCCCAGAATCTCACGATCAAGGGCTATGTGGAGAACCAGTTCGCGTACTACAATCCCCGCCCGGTTCCCGCTTATCAGGTGCAGAATCCCAACTGCTGCTACGGTAACGGCTACGGCTGTGGGAGCGTAGCGTAAGGAGGGACTAGCATGGCGGTTGAACTTACTGCGAACGCTGCCCAGGCGGTTCCAGCCGGACAGAACGTGCTATTTACCGATACGCCGGTGAAATGCGGGCGAGGGTATGTTGTTCACCGTGAAGGCGCTGGGCTGGTGACACTTCGGGGCATTTGCAATGGATGTTCCCCAATCGCGCGGTATCGCGTGCTTTTCGTGGGAAACATCTCTGTGCCTACCGGCGGAACCGCTGGGGCTATCAGCGTAGCGCTGGCGCTGGGAGGCGAAGCGCTTCCCACCACTACGGCGACGGCAACACCCGCCGCCGTGGGAGATGCATTCAACGTGGCGACTTCCGCGTTTGTGGATGTTCCCCGTGGGTGCTGCGTAGCGTTATCCGTGCGCAATGTCTCCGCGCAGGCAATTGATGTTGCCAACGCCAATCTGATGATTGAGCGCGTGGCCTAGGAGGTGAAATTATGAAGCACTGGGAACAGCTGAGAGATACACTTTGCCGGGAACTGGACGAAATCGCCGAAAAAGGCGAACTGTCCGCCGGTGATCTGGAAACCGTGGACAAGCTGACGCACACCATGAAGAATCTGGACAAGATTATGATGGGTGAAGGATACAGCAGTGCCGGGGACTGGTACGCCATGGGCAACTATGGACGGGATGGCTATAGAGCCGATTACCGGGACAGCGTGAGCTATCGAGGCCGTAAACGCGATAGCATGGGGCGCTACAGCCGCGCAGACGCCAAGGAAGATATGGTGGATAAGCTGCGGCGCATGATTGATGAAGCGCCGGACAGCCGGACGCGAGAGGCTCTGGAAAAGGCCGTCCGTTGTATGGAGGATTAAAAAATGTTGGCAGAGCGGGATTTACTGGAAACAATCGAAGAATGCAAAGCAGTGAAGCGCCCGACGGCGGCGACATGCCAGTTAATGGCCTCGTGCTATACCATTCTAGATCACCTGTTCCCGGAATATTCCCGCTCTGCTGATGTTTCTCCCGCAAGCTTGTATTCCTCCGCTCCTGCGCCACAAAATGATGAAATATCCGGGAGCGAGTTTGCAATTGCCGCAAATTCAGCGGGAATGAAACGGCTGTTAGAAGTGATGGACGAACACATGGAGTGCATTCGGCTGATATACCCCAAAGAATACGCGGCGATTATGCGGCGGCTCAAAGAATGAGCGGCAAAATTCCGTTGCCAATCCGTTGCCAATTTTCGCCCTAAAAACGTACCGCACGCGGGAAATATTAAAAACTGTGGTAATATTTTCTAGTAGAATAGTTCGGAGAACGTGGGAATATAGCTGATAAAGCAATAAAAAAGCCCTAGAATAAGTTTCTAGGGCTTTTTTGATGTGGCGGAGAGAGTGGGATTCGAACCCACATGATAAATTTGTAAATATGTTGCGGCACTAGCAATTTTTAATTTTCATTTCCCGTGTCATTGCCAATTTTGCGGTTTTTCATTGCCTCTGGCGTGAAATAATCCGTGAACTCTTTCGAGCGTTTGGCAATATCCCGTTCCGCTAAGTGCGTGTAAATTTTGCGCATCGTCCCTAAGTCTTTCCATCCGCCTATGTCCGCCGCCATCATTTCCGGGATTCCCATATGGTAGGCCAGCGAGGCGAAGCTATGCCGTAATCCGTGCATCCCCACCTCTGGCAAGTTGTTTTCCCGGCATATTTTGTTGATGCGATTGAATAGCGTACATGTCGCGGCGTTTACAACAAATTCCGTATCTTTCGGCGCGGCCGTAAGTGCATCGTAAAGCGGTGGAATCATAGGCACGGGGCGACGGGATTTTTTCGTTTTGTTCTGCGGCTTGAGCTTCAGCCCGTCTTCACCACGGACTTTTGCACCACGAACATAAATTGCCCTGTTTGCAAAATCGATATTCTCCCACGTCAGAGCCAACATTTCAGAGCGGCGTAAGCTGGATAAGCAAAGCAGTGCCGGGATTTCCACCGGATCACCTTTTACGGCCTCAACAAAAATATCAATCTGGTCAGGCTCTAGGAATGGCCGCTCGTTGTCCTCTTTCTCGAAAAGGACGACTTTCGGCTGCTTCCCGGTTTCTTTTTTGATTGCCGCCGACATTAGCCCCCACGCATTCTTGATGTACTTCGGGGATCTGCCCATTTTCTTTTCATCGTCTATAGCGGCCTGCCATCGTGCGTCCGGCGTGGTGTAGATATTGTATGCCATTGCCCGCTGAAAGGTATTATCCCGATATCTGATATAGCCGTATACCGTAGACGGAGAGCGCCGACCACGGCGGACTAAATCACGGGTATTCTCTATGTATGCGTCTACTGCTTCGCCTAGCGTAAGCTGCCCCTGTGGCCGCTCCTGAGCTTCCAGAATGCCGTTTTTGACTGCAAGGTATTCTGATAGACATTCCTCATAAGTATCACGTGTAATTGATGTTCGATGCCCGCCCAAGTATACACGTGTGTGCCACGCCCCGGAGGGGAGCTGCTTAATTTTTGGGAGCCTGATTTCCGGCTCCTTTTTTCTTTTTGCCATCCCGTTCACCTCCACTTAAAAGCTTGTGGAAAATCAAAAATGCCGTGAGCATAAAAACAGCGGCGATTCCTGCCGCACCGAATAAAATCACCGCAGAAATCTTTTCGGAGCGAATCAGCCCCATTTCCGTGTTCCGGGCATCCAGCACCATATAGATTATGAGTACCGCCGCCAGCAGAATGTTTAACGCGCACTGCCCGTAAATCAAGGGCTTATCTTCCCTTTGTGCGGATGCAAGCGCACTGTCTTTTTCTGAAAGGGCGTCGCTTTGCTTGCGGATTCTGGTATCCCGGGCAGATATTCCCGCCTCCTGTATCCGGCTCCGATCAAGAAGGCGGGATATTGCGGCGTCCTTTTCTTGCAACATTTCGTCTTTGTGATCGAGTTCAAGCTGCAAAAAATCCACGGTAACGGAATCGTCGCTTTTCTGCGGGGAAAGCCCGATAAGCTCGTCTGCGGATAATTCCAGGCTTGCGCATAGGGAGCACACATCCATGAAGCCCGGGTTCATCAGTGTCCCGGCAAAGAAACGGTTTAGGGTCGTTCTCGGTATCCCGGTCTCGTCGGCCAGCTGCTGAACGGTTTTGCCTTGCTGCTGCTTGGCGGTCTTGATTTTTTCCACCAACGTCAGGCTTTGCTCATGCAGCGCCAAAATACGTTCCTCCGTGGGCAAAATAACTCGCTCCTTTCATTTTGGCACGCAAAATCTACGCCGTGTAAACGGATTGTCCGCTTTGCGCGGCGGCCGGCTTGGTTGCAACAGTTGCGCTAGTCATGATTTCTTCCCCTTACTCTCAGACCTTTTCCTTGCCGCTGAAGAACTTCAGCTGCACGAATGCGAGGATTGCCAGCACGATGAAGAACGTGACCGCGTTCGCCATCTGGTAGGAGTATTCGCCGTTGCCCAGGCCGTTCTGGAAGATCAGGTAGGAGACGGTTTCGGTCTTGGAATCCGGACCGCCCTTGGTCAATGCCATGACCTGGTCGAACGCGCCGAGCGAGTTCTTGAGGCTCAGCACCATGTTGATGGTGAAGAACGGGCCAATCAGCGGGAACGTGATCTGCCAGAAGTTCTGCCAGGCGTTCACGCCGTCGATGGACGCGGCCTCATAGATTTCGTTGTCGATGGTCTGCAGACCCGCCAAGTACAGCAGCGTGGAGTAGGCCACACCCTGCCAGATGGACAGGAACACGATCGGGAACCATGCCAGATCCGGATTGGAGATCATGGATGTGGACAGCCAATCGATGTGCAGCGCCTGGCCGAGGGCCGGCAGCGGGGTCATGAAGATGTACTTGAACACGTAGCCGATGACCAGCACCGACAGGGTGTACGGAATGAAGAAGATGGCTCGGAAGCCGTTCTTGAAGGCGATTTTGGAGTTCAGCAGCACCGCCAGGAACATGCCGAGGATGTTCGTGCCGAGCGTGATCAGAATCGCGATGAAAATCGTGAACAGATACGCGTGGCCGACGCGTGCGGCCTGGAACATCGCGGTGCGGGTGCTG